ATGTAGAAAAAACTGTAAACTTAGAACTATTTTTTGGATAATGGAACTTCCTATTAACGATAAAGAACTTGCCACTATTGTTAGCGCACTCCGTCTTGGTGGTGATGCTGCTCTTTACCAAAAAATCTATAGGATTAACGAGGATCGAAAAGAGAATAAGAAGGTGGTTGTATGAGTGATACTTGGTTTTATGTGCATCCACCCAATGTTCCACTATTAAAGTGTGAACTAGGACAAGATGCTATTGATTATCTATGGGAGCGTATTAAGGTTGCACAGGTAGATGATAAAAATGCTAATAGTAATTTAGCTGGAAATATTACGCAGAGTCTTTACTTAAAAGATGTAGATCAGTATTTCTTTAAAAATCATTTGCAAGAAGTGTCTGAAAAATATATCGAAGAATATCCTAGTATTCCTTCTTTTAGGAATCCATTTACTAATGTAAAGACATATAAACTCAAAATGAGAGAGTTTTGGGTGAACTTTTCAAAACAGCATGAGTTTAATCCATTACACACACATGGCGGTGCTCTTTCTTTTGTTGTATGGTTGAATATACCAACTGAATCTGAGGATCAACATAATCTACCGATTTCCAAAAATTCATCCGCTCCAGTTGCTTCTGACTTTATGTTTGCTTTTACAAATATATTTGGGCAAATCGCACCACATTCAGTTCAAATGAATTCTGAAGTCGAAGGAACGATGTTCTTATTTCCTTCAGTAATGACTCATCAGGTATACCCTTTTTATGAGTCTGATGGTATTAGAGTTTCTATATCTGGAAATTTATATTTTGATCCTGAATATATTGGACCTACCGATCCTGGTAGATCATGACAAAATATACTAATGAAAAAATACCTTTGGTTATCTGTCTTCTATTGTGCCTTGTCTTCGCAGGTGCTATAATAGTTGGTGGATATTTGCACGGTCATATGAGCGTGTCTGCAGTTTTTAAGAATTTTTGAAATGGACTTTTTAAAAGAAATCGTAAAAGAAATTGGTGATGACTACACAAAACTCGCATCCGATATTGATGACGCTGAAACTTATGTGGACACAGGTTCGTACATTTTTAACGGACTTGTTTCAGGGTCTATATTTGGTGGTGTATCTGGGAATAAGATTACTGCCATTGCTGGCGAGTCTAGCACTGGAAAAACTTTTTTCTCCCTTGCTGTCGTCAAGAACTTTCTGGATTCTCACCCTGATGGGTATTGCCTCTATTTTGATACTGAGGCTGCAGTTAATAAATCTCTCTTGGCAGATCGTGGGCTAGATCTAAATCGTACAGTTGTTGTTAATGTAGTTACTGTAGAAGAGTTTCGTAGTAAAGCACTGAAAGCAGTAGACATATACTTAAAAAAATCTGTAGAAGAACGCAAACCTTGTATGTTTGTACTAGACTCTTTAGGTATGCTTTCAACTGAGAAAGAAATTACCGATGCACTTAATGATAAGCAAGTTAGGGATATGACCAAATCTCAACTTATCAAAGGTGCTTTCCGTATGCTTACTCTCAAGTTGGGTCAAGCAAACATTCCCATGATTGTTACCAACCATACCTATGATGTCATTGGAGCTTATGTCCCTACTAAAGAAATGGGTGGAGGTTCTGGACTCAAGTACGCCGCCTCTACTATCATCCACTTGTCTAAGAAAAAAGAAAAGGATGGAACTGAGATCGTTGGAAATCTTATCAAGGCAAAGACTGCTAAGTCGCGTTTAAGCAAGGAGAACAAAGATGTTACGGTGCGCCTTTATTACGATGAGCGTGGTCTTGATCGATATTATGGTCTTCTTGAGTTGGGAGAACTCGGTGGTCTCTGGAAAAATGTGGCAGGTCGTTATGAAATGACTGTTGATGGTGAAACTAAAAAGGTTTATGCAAAAGCGATCTTAAAAGATCCCGAAACCTACTTCACTAGTGATATAATGGAACAGTTGGATACTATTGCGAAAGAAACCTTCTCATATGGAAAAAATTGAAACCACTATTCTTCGTAATCTGGTATTCAATGAGGATTATTCTAGGAAGGTAATACCTTTCATTGAACCAGATTACTTTGAAGATAGATCCGAAAAAGTATTATTTGAGGAGATTACTAAATTCATTGTCACTTATGGTTCTTCAATTTCACTTGAAGCACTAAACATTGAAATTGAGAATCGCTCAGATCTAAATGAGAATGAGATTAGAGAAACTAGAAGTGTTTCAAAGGTTCTACATGATTCACCAGTAGAATCACAATGGTTACTTGATACCACTGAAAAGTGGTGTCGTGATCGTGCTATTTACTTAGCACTAATGGAAGCAATCGGTATTGCTGATGGGCAAGATGAAAAGAAAAATAGGGATGCTATCCCTTCAATCCTTTCAGATGCTCTAGCAGTATCTTTTGATAGTCATATTGGACACGATTATCTTTCAGATTATGAAGAACGCTACGAATCGTATCACAGAAAAGAAGACAAGATACCATTCGATCTCGAACACTTTGACAAAATTACAAAGGGTGGTCTCCCGAATAAAACGCTTAATATTGCTCTCGCTGGTACTGGCGTTGGTAAATCTCTGTTTATGTGTCACCATGCATCTTCGGTTCTATTACAGGGCAAGAACGTCCTATACATTACGATGGAAATGGCTGAGGAAAAAATTGCGGAAAGAATTGATGCTAACTTACTCAATGTTCCAATCCAGCAACTAACAGACCTTCCCAAACCAATGTTTGAAACGAAGGTAACTAACATTTCTAAAAAGACTCAGGGGCAGTTAATTATTAAGGAGTATCCTACTGCTTCCGCACATTCAGGTCACTTCAAATCTCTTCTTCAAGAACTTGCTTTGAAGAAATCATTCAAACCAGATATTATCTTTATTGATTATCTAAACATTTGCGCTTCTTCTAGATACAGACAAAATGGCAATGTCAACTCTTACTCGTTTGTTAAAGCGATTGCAGAAGAACTCCGTGGTCTTGCTGTTGAAGCGAATGTGCCGATTGTTTCTGCGACTCAGACTACTCGTAGCGGTTTTGCTAGCTCTGATGTTGACCTTACTGACACTTCCGAGTCCTTTGGGCTTCCTGCAACTGCTGATCTTATGTTTGCTCTTATTTCTACTGAAGAACTCCAAGACCTAGGACAGATCATGGTGAAGCAATTGAAGAATAGATATAACGATCCTACAATCAATAAACGATTTATTGTCGGTATTGATCGTGCAAAGATGCGTCTTTATGATTGCGAACAGACTGCACAAGATGACATTCTTGACAGTGGTCAGGATGAGGAGTATACTTACGAAGAAGCAAAACCAAAGAAAACCTTTGAAGGATTCAAGTTTTCATCATGAACGGTTACTATTCAGTATTTAATCCCAGAGGTGAAAAGATTGCTGACTGTGGCATCGAAAGAGATGCAGTCAATCTCATTGGTATGAGAAATCGTCGATGGGATGGACACTATTATCAGTTCAATCCTCTACCAGGAGACATCGTTGATGTTTCTAACAAACAACTTCCTACAAAAGATATCGTAGTCAATATGGATGGCGGTGTTGGTGGAAGTTGGAAAGAGATTGAATACATTGAGGTTGGTGGTCAAAAATTGCCAACTCAACAGAAACTTCCTCAAAATAATCAAGAACCATTTATTCCAGATTTCCATGACTAAAGTTGACACCGAAAAGTACGTTGAATTTGTTAGGGGCGTGACTAGTGATCCTTCATTGGATTATGCATCATTTCTTCAGAGGACAAACTCTCTTGAACTTCAGGAAGATTGTAATGTCACTCAACTGTTGACAGCAGCACTTGGATTGTGCGCTGAGTCTGGTGAGTTTACCGAGGTAGTAAAGAAAATTATTTTCCAAGGTAAACCTCACAGTGAAGAAAATATTTTTCACATGAAACGTGAACTGGGTGATATCTGTTGGTATCTTGCTCAGGCATGTATGGCACTTGACACAACCTTTGATGAGGTGCTAGAAATGAATGTAGATAAACTGAAAGCACGTTATCCCGGTGGCGAGTTTGACGTTCACAGATCTGAAAACCGTAAGGAAGGAGATTTGTGATTCATCTTGAAATGAGTATGCATGATGCAGTTGTTTTACGTCATGCTTTATTCATGTATACAAAGTATCATCCTGAATTCTTTACTTGTGATAAAATCAAGATTATTCGAGAAATAAGTCATGAATTGGATGTAGAAATCG